CTGCTAACGGAGGGCTGAATGACAATACCAGCAGCCCTATTTCGTAACGCGATTGATTTAAACCGTTACAGCAATAGTGTAGGGCGTCAAGTAATTACAACTTATAATGATATTATTATTGATGCGGTGAACCAACTGCGAACAATTGATGAGTTAGCAGCACCAGTAAAAGCAGCAAGGTTACGTGCGATATTAGCCCAGCTTAAAGACAGCCTTAATACATGGTCGGGCGATAGTACCACTGCACTATCTACAGAATTGCAAGGATTAGCAGAACTGCAATCAGATTTCGTTACTGAGCAACTACGCAAGGCACTCCCAGCAGGCGCACGTACTGCAGTTAATACAGTTGAAATAAGCCCGCAATTTGCGCAATCAGTAGTTACAACTGACCCGACACAGCTAAATGTGGTGGCATTATCGGATGATTTATTTGCAGCCGTACAAGGTGCACCACAAACGTTTAGCCTTACTGCTGCCCAAGGTGCAACGATTACGCTGCCTAACGGTGAGGTAGTAAGCAAAGCGTTCCGTGGTATTGCAGTTGATCAAGCTGAGCGGTTTGGGCAGGTGGTGCGTAATGGCTTGCTAACAGGTGAACCCACACCTGATATTGCAAAGCGATTGATTGGGCAATTGCAATTTGGCGAAATCGCAAAAACGTCACGTCAGTTAGCAGCCGCAGGCGGTGAACTCACGGCGGTAGCTGATAACCAGATAATGGCGCTTGTACGTACAAGCATTAATCAAGTTGCTAATGCTGCCAGCCAGCAGGTATATGAAGCGAACCAAGATATAACTAAAAAGTATCGTTACATTGCAACGCTTGACACCAGGACTAGCGCTAGGTGCCGCGCATTAGATGGCCGTGAGTTTGAGTATGGCAAAGGGCCGATGCCACCACAACATTTTAATTGTCGCAGTACAACGGTACCAATCATTGATCCTGATATCTTGCCACCATCAACAGTTGCAACACGCGCCAGTAAAGATGGACCAGTACCAGTTAATACAAGCTACGGGCAATGGCTTAAAAATCAACCACGCTCAGTGCAAGAAGAAGTATTAGGCAAAGATAAAGTGGTTTATTTCAATAAATTAGCTGAAAAGCATGGCGCCCGGGATGCCATGGCAAAGCTCGTACGTGACGATGGGTCGGAGCTATCATTAGATGACCTCCGCAAGCGTTACGGTGCCATTAAAGAAAGGTAAAGGCAAGGACATGATTCAGTCGAACATTAAGGCTGAAATCAAAGCTGGCAAACCACCTAAGCAAGCAGTAGCGATCGCCTACGCTAAAGCTGGCAAAAGTCGCAAACCCAAAAAGTAAAATGGCTATCGGCGTTGGCTCCCGCGTCTCTTGGCAGTATCAAGGTAAGACCACCTATGGCGTGGTTACTAGCACTGCTGGCACTCGCGCTACTATCACTGGTCCTAGCGGCGGCAAGGTAACGCGGCTAGGCACTAAGGAAGATCCAGTGCTGCGTATTAAATCCGAATCCACTGGCAACCCAGTGCTAAAGCCACGTTCTGAGGTAAAAGCAGCACCCAAGCGCAAATGATCAACTATCGCGGTGAGCAATTCGAGGGTTATAACAAACCCAAGCGGACACCAAAGCATGAGAGTAAATCCCATGCGGTGCTAGCTAAAGAAGGCGAAACCGTTCGGTTGATACGATTCGGCCAGCAAGGTGTATCGGGCTCACCAGCAGCAAAAGGCGAATCAGCAGCAGACAAAGCTAGGCGTGCATCATTCAAGGCTCGCCATGCCGAGAATATCGCTAAAGGGAAAATGAGTGCTGCTTATTGGGCTGACAAAGTTAAGTGGTAACTGATAACATAAGATTGCAAACGATTTGCACAAAATGACTGAAGAACAATCAACAGCTCCCGACACACAAGCAATCCAAGCAGAACTAGAGGCTTTACGCCGCAAGAATGCTGAATTGCTAGATGACTATAAAAAAGCCGTAGCACAAGCTAAGGCCATACCTGATGGTGTCAATGTAGATGAACTGCTGGAATTCAAGCGCCAAGCCGAGCAAACTGCCCTTGAATCTCAAGGCAAGTACACCGAAGCAAGGCAGGTATTGGAGCAGCAGTACCGTGAGGCGTCGGCGGAAAAGGACCAGCGCATTATTGAACTTGAAGCCAAATGCCGTGAACTTGAACTCATCACACCAGCAGTAACAGCATTAGCAGACCTAGTGCATGATCCAGATATGGTGCTTAAAACTAAGTTAAGCAGCGATAAAATTGAACGTGAACCTGATGGCACTGTTGTTGTAGTAGATGGCTACCAACGCACACCAGTAGCTGAATGGGCTAAAACGCTACCAGCATGGATGCAAAAGCAACCAAAACCACAAGGCAGCGGCGCACCATCAGGCCGTAGCACCAGTGAATTAACAGGTATCAAAAACCCATTTGCACCTGAAACATTCAACCTGACGGAGCAATCAAGGCTGTTTAAGACAGACCGTGATATGTATGACAGGTTAAAGGCGCTAGCATAATTGCATCCAGTTGTGCTGGCTAGGGTTGTGCCCGAACTTGCAAACCACTAATTCTTGAGGATCTCATGGCGACACTTCGCTCTGACATCATCGTACCGGAGATTTTTACACCCTATTTGATTGAAGCTACCACTCAGCGCGACGCATTTTTGTCGTCTGGTGTAGTTCAACCAATGGCGGAGTTGGATGCTTCCGAAGGCGGTGATTTCATCAACGTTCCATTCTTTTCAGCTAACTTAAGCGGTGATTTTGAGGTACTGACTGACAGTTCTTCATTAACACCTGGCAAAATCACTGCCAACAAGCAAGTTGGTGTTGTTTTGCACCGTGGCCGTGCCTTTGAATCTCGCGATCTCGCAGCTCTTGCTGCTGGCGCAGATCCCATGGCCGCAATTGGAAATAAAATCGCCTCCTATGTAGCTAACCAGCGCCAAAAGGATCTCATTAAGTGCCTTGAAGGTGTATTTGGCGGCTTGACCTCCAACACCGGCGCTGCATTTATTGATTTGTCTTTTGATAAGACTGGCCAAACAGCACTTGGTCCCCGCCAAGTAGCTAAAGCCCGTGCATTGCTAGGTGATCAAGGCGACAAGCTAACTGCTGTTGCTATGCACTCTGCTGTTTACTACGACCTAGTAGAACGCAAGGCAATTGATTACATTACTAACACTGAGGCACGTCTTAGCACTGCTGCGACTGGTGCTAGCACCATCAACGCAATTGCTGGTTCTATTGCATCTGCCTATGCCGGTGACAATTCAGTACCAACATTCATGGGCTTGCGTGTTATCGTTTCCGACGATTTAGCACCAACTAGCACCAACTATCCTGTTTATTTCTTCACCGCAGGCGCTATCGCTTCTGGTGAGCAAATGGCATTGCGCACTGAAACTGACCGTGACATCCTCGCCAAGAGTGATGCTATGGCAATTGATTTGCACTACTGCTACCACCCAATTGGTGCTAAGTGGGGAACTACCGTAAACCCAACTCAGGCTCAGCTTGCCACTATTGGCAACTGGACCAAAGTGTTTGAAACCAAAAATATTGGTATTGTACGCGCTACTTGTACCTCTAACTACTAATAGTCATGGCAAGTATCTTTGAACTTGGCGACATTCCAGGCGGCCTTCTGCCTGGGCAAATGGGTTTAGCAGCTCCTACTGTTACTGCAACCCTAAGTACAGCTAACAGCTACAACGTCATTATCCGTGGCGTTCCTTCTGCTGCTGCTACATATACCACAGCTACGGCTGCGGCAATTGTGGCTGCTATCGGCGGCGACTGCGCTATTGGCACCACTTTTATGGTGGTTGTTATTAACGCATCGGCTGGCGCTAATACCATCACTATTGCTGGTGGTACTGACGTAACAGTTAGCGGGGTAGCAACTGTTGTGCAGAATGCTTCCAAGGTATTCCTTGGCCGTGTTACTGCTGTAGCTGCTGGTTCTGAAGCCATTACTTTGTATGGCCTAGGTTCTACTGCTGCTGCTGCTGCCTGATGGGTTTATTTGCATTCCGCAGAATGCGTGATCGTGAGGCTATCTCCCAGGAGGTGGCCTCATTTCCTATTGTGGAGCCTACACTAATACCAGAGGAGGCTACTGATGGCAATCGTGATAGTGGCGACCCCAAACGCCGCCGACGCAAACTCGTACATAACGCTGGCAAATGCCCAGTTGATAGTTGACGGGCTCGTCTTGGATGCAGATATTACAGCTTGGGCTGCTAGTACTACAGATGCCAAAAATCGTGCACTTTACACCGCGACACAACGATTAGATCGTGAACGGTTTCTAGGTGCTAGGGCGACTGATACGCAAGCGCTGCAATGGCCGCGCACTGGCGTGAGAAGGCCCGATACTTATATCAATACTTATGCCGTCGGTTTCCCATTTCGCATTACCACCGATTATTTTAACGACAACGAAATCCCGCCGCAGGTGCAATATGCACAGGTGCTGCTTGCGGCATACCTAAATAACAACACTGATGGCATTGGGCTTAGCGGGCTAGAAGATTTCAAGAATGTAAAAATCGGTAGCCTTGACGTGACGCCGAATTTCAGTGGCGCCGTGGGCGCCGACAAAATTCCTCCCATGGTGGAACGTTACCTGACAGGTATTAGACTGAGCGGACCAGGCAACTTTGCAATCAAACGATCATGAGCGAATACCCCGGCGCTGAGTTCATTAAAGACACTGTTGCGCACACCGGCAGGTTCGGCGAGATTGTGGCATTAGAGGATTCAGTGATTGCAAGCGTTACGGCTTTGAATTATACCGGTAACGCGCTTACAGCCATTCCAATCAAAGCAAGCTGCGAGATGTGTGGTGTATTCACTTCTATCACGCTCACCAGCGGCACCGTTGTGGCGTACAAGATTTAACCATGAGCGACTCCAATCTTCTTGGCATTGATTACGCCAAAGGCGCAACTTTTGTTGA